TTGTCCGCCAGAACGGCATACAGCGCGGGGCAGGCATGGCCCTTACTGAGCACGAAGCGGTCCCGTTCTTCCCAGCCCGGGTTGGAGGGGTCCACCTTCATTATATTATAATAGAGCGCCATCAGCATCTCCACGCAAGACAGCGAGCCGCCCGGATGGCCGGATTTTGCGAGATACGTCATCTTCACGATGTCGGCCCGCAGCTGCTTTGCTTTTTCCTGTTGCAATGCAAGTTCCATTTTCTGATCCTCCGTTCTTTATTTTCACACGGTTCCGCCTAACAGTTTATCGCGTCACGGCCCATGCCGTCAAGCGGTTGAAGATTTTTTCATGAAATATGCTTTTTCTTCAAAAATACCCTTGACAACTCCGGTCGTCTTATTGTAAAATATCCAAGCAGTGTCCCGATCGTGGCTTACATTTGCGCCCATAGCTCAGGTGGATAGAGCAACTGCCTTCTAAGCAGTGGGCCAGGGGTTCGAGTCCCTTTGGGCGCACCAAATATGGTGGGTGTAGTTCAGTTGGTAGAGCGCCAGATTGTGGTTCTGGTTGTCGTGGGTTCGAGTCCCATCTCCCACCCCATTTAAAATCAGGAACGGCAAATTCGCATGCGGATTTGCCGTTCTGCAATAATGGGCCATCGCCAAGTGGTAAGGCACGGGACTTTGACTCCCGCATTCCGCTGGTTCGAATCCAGCTGGCCCAACCAGCCAAAAGTCCCAAAAATGGCTTAGTAAAGCCATTTTCAGGGACTTTTCTTTTCCCCCAAATTATGATAAAATAGTTACAAATGTACCGATTGGTACTAGTTTTCACCCCCATTTACCATGGATAAGGTACTCAATAGCGTACCAAAATAAATAGTGTTGGAGGTTGCTATCATGGGGCGTAGAGCTAAAGGCGAAGGCACCATTTTTAAAGATTCAAACAATTACTATGTCGCCCGCATTGCGGTCGGGAAAGATCCCGAAACGGGCAAAACAAAGCACAAAGTCTTTAAAAGCAAGAAAAAGAGTACTGTTGTCGAGAAAATGAACGCGTATAAATTACTCGCCGCCCAAGGCTTTGGTTCAGTTGATCCGACTTCCCTTGATGTGTTTATGCGGTCGTGGTTAGAAAATGTTAAATCCAACGAATTGAAACCAACTTCATATGATCGCGCTGAACGCACGATTGAGATAAATATCTTACCACGTATCGGTCATTATTCAATCGGAAAACTCACGCCAGAAATTATTCAGGCTGAACTGATAAACGATATGCGTGATACTCCAAGTCCTTCTACACATAAGCCGTATTCATTTTCGACCATAAATAAAGCTTATGTTTATTTGCATGCATGTTTGCAGTATGCAGTAAACACAAAAAAATTATTGATCAACCCATGCGATGCCGTTGTTCTTCCAACGAAAAAAAAGGCCCAGATGACAAAATCAATTCGTTTTTTCAACGATGACGAAATATCGAAATTCAAAGAGGCCGCTTTAACTAAATCCCCTAAAAAAGAATCGCTCATATTTCCTTACGCATATGCATTTCTTTTCGACATGTATACCGGCCTCCGAGTAGGAGAGCTCGTTGGACTTCGGTGGAAAAATGTTGATTTCGACAATCGCCGCATTTATATCGAGGAGCAAATTATACAAGTACTCGATCGAGATGATGTCGGAAAGAACGGGAATCCTAAGCTTAAGCCTATACTACAGAATGATACAAAAACATCACGCTCACGATATGTTCCGCTGTCAAGGACAGCATTAGAATGTCTGACAGCTATGAAACCAGATAAAATCGAGCCGGATAATTTTGTTATCAACAATAGTACTAAGTTATTGCGTTCATCGTGTATGGCAACCGGTTATAGAAGAATTTGTCAGCGTGCAGGTATCGAGAACCCTCTTGGCATCCATACCTTGAGACACACTTTTGCCAGCATGCTAATTCGAAAAGAAGTGGATATTAAAGCAGTTTCCGAAATACTTGGGCATACAAGTGTCTCTTTTACGTACAACACGTATGTTCATCTTATCGAAGAACAAAAAAGTGCTGCTGTAGCCAAGCTTGATGATATGTAAGGCATGCTGTTTCGCAGCACACCTGACTCTTATTTAACCTTACGTGTTTGATTTTTCATCCAGTTGACAAAATCATCGAAAATAATGTAATACGTATTTCCGATTCTAAACGACGGAAAATCTCTTCTGCTAACCAATTCATACACTTTGTTATTATTACATCCTAAATATGCTTTTAAATCCTTTGGAGAAATCAATTTTGGCAATTGATCTTTTGCGTCAATGCTTTCCACTTTATGTGCCGCTCCTTTGGATTATATGTTGCCCCGTGTTATTTACACGGGGCATTTTTTTATAAGTTGCTTTCTTTTAAACTTGAATCTATAATAAACTGCGAACAGTCCTTATATAAAAAACCATATTGTTGAATCCATCAAATAGCCACATAAGAACTGTTCACAGATCAAAATATTAACACAAACTCACTCGGCTAGTAGAACGCTCATTTTCCAGTGCTTCCGAACCCATCGGCACCACGCTCTGTTTTCCCCAATTCGTCAACTTCAACAAATTCTCCATCAAGTGTTTTGATAAAGGCAAGCTGTGCGATCCTATCACCTTTTATAATGTAACGTGTTTCCCCACTGTCGTTGTATACAGGCACCAAATATTCACCAGTATAATCATTGTCACATATCCCCACACAGTTAGCTGGACGAAGCCCTTGCTTCGCAGCTAGGCCGCTTCGAGCGAAAATAAAACCAGCATGGTAAGGCGGCGGCTTGATCGCAATGCCAGTTCCAACTTTTACCGTTTCTCCGGGTTTGATCATTGCGTCTGTAACAGCATAAAGGTCATAAGCATTTGCCCCGTCGGAGCCCTTCGTCGGGATTTTTGCATCCGGGCGCAACTTCTTACAGTAAAATGCGTATTTCATTTTGTTCCTCTTTTCGTTTGTTGTTTTTATTTCTTTATTGATGGCATTCTGTTATCAAGGAGCCTTTGTGCCTAATCGCCAGTGATTGATTTCATTCACAAACCCGCTTTGAAAAAACAGAAGCGGCGTCTGCGACGAAACAGCGAAATAGAACAAAGGAGGAAATGTGTGAATATCATATTCGCAACCTGCAACTTTGGAATATTTGGTTTAATCGTTTTGTTTGTCGTGCTTTTAGCACGGCATCTGGCGGTTAGCCAGGTACTCAAAGCTGATCGTGATGAAATCAGTTTTGAAGATAAGTTGTTTGGGTTTACCTTTACAGCCAAAGGTAGACCCAGGCGGCATAAGCCAAAGCGTTGAGGTCATCGACGGCACGGCAGTCTATTTTCTACTGCCGGAATTTTTTTTGCCAAAGTGAGACTGCAGAGTATAACACCCACACATTCCTCTCAAGGAATAGGTTATTAATTCGGGTGAGTTTTTTTCACGAACCTATCGTTCATGAGGTCACATATCTCACCATTTGCAACTCTAAAAAATTTTTGGTTCGTCGTACTTGAATCAAGGCCACCAAGTGTTTTTATATATGGCCCTATTTTAAGATAATCTAGCAAATGCAAGATCGTTTTAAAGATGCTGACATCTTCTGCACCAGAATAGACACATGTCTTCAGGCCCTGTGCCTTGACTTTTTCCAAAAGAAATTTCAAATCATCCATTGCCTGGTCCCCTCCCATGAAGCACACACAGGTGATGAGGCTGCTATGCTTGTCAAGGAGTTTATCGATATCGTCATCTACAAAATCTCCAAAATCATTTGCAAGATATGAAGAATGGCATTCGCTGCAATGATACGGACAATTTGTTATGTTAATTGCCAAACTAATTTCGCCTGGCACCTCTTGAAACACAATGTCGTATCCAGCATATTTAAGCTTTTGCATAATATCGCTTTTTTGCTTCTTTCTGACGCGCTTCAGAGAAATTTGAAACACGTTTCAAATATCCAATTACGCGCGTCGCGTAATCTATATTTTTGCTTCCACATTTTTCACAGTGGTCAAGATGATGTTTGCTGATGTGGCCACAGTCATTGCAAATTGTATTTGGCACGTTTACTGTCCAATAAGAACAACCGGTTTTAATTGCCACCTTCATCAGGTGTTTGTACTGCTCCTTAGAAAGGTGTTCATCTAAATTAAGATGAAGCGCCGCGCCTCCATCCAAGTTTCCTGTCATCGTTTTACCATGCAGAATGAACTTGTCAATCGGAGTTGTGTCAACATCATCCACTAAATAGAAATAACTATTGTAACATTCTCTGGGAGAGAAATACCCATCCTCTTTGTCCCATTTAGAGTTTTTCACCCCAAGGTTTTCAGCCGGCACATATTCCGTGTTGAACATAACATCGGATGTACGCGCGGCTTTATTCTTCTGATAAATCACCGACAACAATTCGTTTACAAAATTACAGTACTCATTGTCGTCGGGGCTGATACTGTAACCAAGGTATTCAGCGCCCTCTACAAGTCCATTAATTCCGATTGTCAAGAACTGCTTTTCCAGAGATATATAGCCAGCGTCATATACCGGCAGTAATTTCGCATTAAACGAGTCCTGCAACAACGCATCGTATGCCAGCAAATACTTGTGGACATCATCAACCTGTCCAGAAAGAGCCACCTTGATATCCTTGTCGTTTCTTACTGCATTTTGAATAAGACGGTTCATATTGATTGTAATGACACATTTAGAACCAGTTGATACACCGCCAGCGCCAAGAGTAAATGAAAATGTATTGTCCTGCAGTTCATTTCTTAGCCGACAGCATGATGCCAGCGAATCAACGCTACTGCTATGATAATTGAAGAAGCTGTGGCCTTCCGAAAGCATCTCGGCTGCAAAGTCAGCCCATTCTGTGTCGACATAGTTTTCTCCGTTGTCTAATAGATTTAGCGTCTCAACGGGGAATGTGAGTATCTGTTTGCACCTTTCTTTATTGAACCATTTCATGAATCGTTTTTGCAACCATGAAACAGAGTCCCACTTCATTGTACTTCCATCCGGAAATACAAAATTTTCAAAGAGGCCATTAAAATATGGCTTATCAAAATATGCAATATTCCAAAATATACTCTGAAAACTCCTCGCTGCCGCAGGCTGATTCAACGAATAAACGATCTGTTCAAACTTGTCGCAAATCACCTTGTCAATTGTCCTTCTGCGCGAAGAAAGATCCACTACCGTGTCTGCGTGCAGATAATAATCGTCGCCATATTCTTTGCGCACAAAATAATCCATATAGGACAAGAACTCTGGCGTAGAAACCGCGCCTGCAAATTGCGATGCAATCGCAAAACACAAATTGATGAATGATCCAGCAAATGAATCAAGATTGTGCGGCGCGCCACTTCCGCCTCCCAGATTACGCAGCCCGTCGAACAGGAATGGATACATTGTAATGCTTACGCAATACGGAAGTAACGGATTTGTTTCATCATGCTTATAAATCTCGTGATTTTCCAGTTGATCAATGTACCGTTCCGCATATTTTTCACCAAACATTTCTGCCAGCTTCTGATACATCCGCAATCGATTAATGCCAATACCGTCTTTTTTATACAACTCACCAGTAAGTGTCGTAACATTTTTATTTTCAACATTTGCATTAGCATCCACTTTACTACCTGAAGCAGCATTCAAAGAACAACTGTATTCTTTGATATAGTCAAGATATGGTTGATATCTTCTTAATTCCTTTTTGTAGTTCATGCCTCTATTCCCTTTACCCATTGAAATGCGCTCTTAAAGTCCATTATATTGCCATCAACTTCAAGACACGGTACAGACATAATCCCCTTGCTGTTCATTACATCTATGTCATTACACTCTTCGTATTCAATTTTCGCTCGAGTCATCATATTTTCAAGTATCCGACATTGGGGACAACGCGTTGAGTAAAACACGATCTTCATTTTTCACCACCACCTTTCAGTCTATTGATCTCATAATCTATATAAAACCTAGCCTTTTCAAGATCCTCTACGGTTTTAGACGGATCTTTGCGGCCGGCGCGGGCTATGTATTTTATCGCATTACCAAGCTGAAAGTTCAGCCTCCAATCATTTATTACATCTATGACTTCGTACTTTCCAATATTGTAATGAGACGGGTGCTCTACTGTATTACTCAGCCCTGTACACTCCCTTCAGTGTAAGATGTCTGCCGCAGCTCTTATGTTCTGGACAGAACGGATAATCCACATGCGTTTCGCACTTTGGACGAAGCATTTCATCCGCCTGCGGCATGACATCCACAATAAGCTTGCGCATTTCTTTTGCTACCTCTCTGATTTCCCACTGCGCACGATTGCAAAGACGTTCGCGCATGAAGTTAATCAAGCTTCTCAGATTCATTGTCACATAGATCGTAGTGACACAGGCATTGGGTAAAATATAACGCGCATCCTCCGCAGGCCTGCCCATGCTGTTTTTTAAATGCACATATTCATCCAGTGCATTTTCAATTGAGTCATGATACGATGACAGTTCGATTGAAGGAGGAGTTACATATTCAAATCCATCCTCGTCGCAATACCGTTGACTGCGCTGAGAATAGCTCGCCATACGATGGCGCACAAGCTGATGACTACACGCACGCGATATACCGCTAATTTTAAAAGTAAAACTCGCATGTTCAAGCACGCTGTGGTGCCCGCTGCGGTAACACTGCATTACAAGCTTGCATTCTCTAGTCGGTGTACTGTCATAACAAACACTGGCCGCCTGTTCAATAACCCATGCTGGGTCTGGTGTGTGTGCAACAAGCTCGACTTCCAATTACCGTTTCCTCTTTTCTGTTTATTCTTTTTCGGACGTATTATTTCCAACTTCGATTTTGCTTTCAGGCAGTTCACTCCCAGGATAATAGTCTTTCAAACTTTTCGGATCCACTTTGTATGTATGAACTTCGCCACATTCAGAATCATATCTTTGAACCATCCGATTGACTTCTGCTCTGGCTCGTTCTTTTCTATACAGTTCTCTACTTAAATTCAAACGGCCTTATTTCCCCTCCCCAATTATTTGTAATCAAAAACTGGTGTTCTACCAGAATCCAGCTTGTCAAGCGAGGCATCACTGTTTACTCGATAAAAAATATACATTCCAGTGACTTTATTGTAGGTAATAACATGCGTGGGATTATTTTCAAAACCATTCATATAAGTGGTTTGAACAATCTCTTGATTTTTGGGTGTTTTAATTTTCATTGTCTTCATTGCCAAATCCTTCCTCATCGGAGTCATACTCATAGTATCCATCACAACCAAGTGTGAGCAAAATATCATCAACTATGTATTTGAAAACGCCCTTAAAATCAACATGTTTACCAGTAGTAGTATAAATTCGCTCTTTCTCATAATCCAAAATCTGATATGCCATCACGCCAGCAATGAGTGCTAATAGTATTGCCAGCATACTATTGAAATTCATCAGTAACACCGGATTTTCGCAACACAATCATCAAGCGCTTTAAGCCATTCTTCAGAGCTGATTTCTTCAAGATTGTCAATCACACGGCCTTCACCATGAGCAACATCAAAACAAAACAATCCAAAGTCCTCTGTCCAAATCAGTTCGTCTCCGCAAAGTGTAGAATCTGGAGCATCAGCAAAAAATTTGAACGGTGTTTCAAAAGCAATCACATTTACTCTATATTCATTATTCATCACAACTCCAATGACCTTCATATAAGTAATGTGGTCCATTGCTCTCGTATCCTTATAGCACTTTCCAATGTATTTTCTGTTGTTGTTTATTTTTGCGATTTTCTTTTTTTTAAAGTGCGAATCAATCTTCAGCGTAAGTTCGTTTCGCGTTTTAACCAATTGATCGATTTCTTCATCTGTCAAATCATGACTCAAAGTCGTATTCATATATTCCCCCATCATAGTTCATATGTAATAAAATCGTGAATACTGCTATCCTCCAGATACCAGTCCATCTTTCTATCGATTTCCTTAATTTCATTTTCCATTTGACTGCACGCACTTTTACTGTCAGTCTTTCGAACTAGCTCAAGAATCAAATCTCGGCGTTCTTTCAATGCGTCATACACCTGTGCAATCGGAATTTCTTTTAACACATTGATTTCAATTGGTTTGCCACAAAACGGGCAGAATTTGATCTCTTGATATTCCTCCCAATCAAACGTATCGCCCCACGAATAATCCACATGCCTGTTAATGAGCACCAAAGTGGGCGTTTCATCTTCAGGCTCAGCAAATTTGATGTCAACATTTTTTGCTCTAACAACTTCCCGGCAACAGGGACGAAATTCCTTAATCTTGATAGTGCGCTCCATCGGCATATCTCTTGGAATACACTCTTCATCTGTGTCTATGCTGTAGATCAATACATCAATTTTCAAACTGTAATTAGCTCCTATCTTCTTTATATACAAACTTTCATACTATTTATCATTTTTCTGAAGAATCGGGCGACTCGACTTAAAGAATCCCCCGATCAATGTCATAGCAGCAAAAAACATTGGAAACATTTCAACGGTAAAGCGGTTGGTTGCAAAAGCTATGTTCATACAATTTACTACCCATGAACCAATAGTCACCTTTAAAATCCAACCGGCGAAGTATCCTGATACAAATAAAATGAGCGGTTCAAAAATGCAAAATAACACCAACGCAAAACTCGTCATATAAATTTTAAATTTGATTTTTTCCATAACAAACCTCATTCATCATATTTAATTAGAAACAGCGGATCTACAGCCTTGAAGCTTACTTTTCCATCTTGCGAACGAAAAACAATCCCTTCGCGCAATGTCGAGGCAATCGCACTCTTTCCATGCGCGTATTCAAGCACCTTGTCTACTGTATCCGGAAGAATGTAGCTAGTGTCAATAATTGGAACAAACTTCAAACCATTCGCTTCGCAAATATTCTTGGCGTTCAAAGAACTCATACGCCCTTCTGGAGTGATGATATTAAACACATATAAATCCGGAATCTTAGCTTTGTACTTGTTGCCTTGTACATTGGGGGCAATGCATTCTCCCTGAATGGCAATCCAATCAAAATTCCCGATAAGCTTTCTAAGCACTTTTTCAATGTCGTATCGGTCTGACACGGACCAGTATGAAGAGTTGTCTTTGTTGAACAAACGCAGATTTCGAGAGCAAACCATATATTCAAACTTATCTTTAACGAATGGTATCTTAGATTTGTGCCGTTCAAGGCAAAATGTTCCGCTTTGTCCATCAATTTTTTCCGTAGCAACAAATGGCTGCTTTTCTTTTAGAATAAAAGGAATGTTCTGAATGCGTGTTTCGTCTGTTTTGTGTACGAATGCCGGGAAGGCTTTCGATCCGCGCTTGTCGTAGCGACGCACGAGCTTCCTGAACCATTTGAACCTCATGAGCCATTTTGGATACTTTTTTGAATCAAGCTGCGTTTCACCAAGTGACTTCGGCTCTCTGTCCATGGTAGGTTCATATTGTTTAACACCCATGATGTCTGTAACATCGTCACCAACTTTGTACTCGCTTTCCGGCAGAATACTCAACGGAAAACAAATGCCCTGGCTGATAACGCCGCCCATTTTCATCGTCTTGATTCGGAAGTTCTTATTTCTTAAAAATTCAAACTCGGGCTTCTCAGGTAGTACCGAATCAATTTCACAATAAACACATTTGTCACCAACCTGAAATTCGTTTTTCTTTACGATAACACTCCATCCATCAATGATCGCAAGCTCAATACGGTTTTTCCCTTCAATTGGATGCAGTGCTGCAATTTCCTTAATACTTGCCAGTGTACGCAAATCGTTAGTCCTCCAATTACATCAATTTAAGCCATGTCTGGCGCGAAATAGAATTATTATTATGAATGCACCTTAGAAACGCTTTTGCCCCCATACCCGATTTGCCGGACAGAAAAACAATCTGTATAATGGAAAGGGGTAATGAAAAATGTCAACCAAAGA